TTTGTAACTTTATCAAGAGCATTGTCAATAGTTTTTATATTTTCTTTTACTCTTTCATCAGAAAAAGCTATAACATCTGATGTTGCTCTAATAGTTCCAGTAACATCTAATGGGTAAGCAGGATTAGATTTTTTTACACCAACTCTACCAGCTTCTGTAACTGTTAAAGTTTCTTGTGAGTTACCAGATCCACCCATCCAAACTCTCCATCTATCTGAATCAACTCTGAACGTGGACACTGTAGCGTCATTAGCTTCTATTTTACAACCTTCAGAACCATTTATGTAATTAAAATCAGCAGATCCATTACCATTTGTTAGAAAACTACAAGTACCTGCCACTGAAAGAGTATTACCTATTGACACGTTTGCGCCAGCTAAATCAATTATAACTTTTTTATAAGCTGTTCTTGTATTACCACTATTATTTCTAAATGTTTTTGTTCCTAAACTTCCTGTAGAGCTACCAGCTGTAAAATGTATTTCATTTGCACCATTTTCAGCACTTATACCCCACTCAACATGCGGCTCATAATCTGCA